TACCAGCTGCAAAAATTAACCCATTCTCCATTCGTTTTTTCGCATCATCATTTGGTTGAGCACCCCTATTCATTATTTCACCGACAGTCATATCGGTTAATTTTTTATTGATAATTTTTTGTGAATCTCCAGAACCTATAACTGGTCCGCCACCTGGCGTTCCTTGATTCATTGCATTATATCCACCAGCACCAGCAGATTCTCCTTGTGCAATCATATCCAATAAAGGACTTTTTCCTCCTGGTTTAGGATACATTCCAAAAGCTGCTCCTGCTGGACCTGTTGTTATAGGCGTTGTTGATGTTGTTGGTGTAGATGCGACTGGTGATGGTGACTTCGTTTCAGAAAATTTCTTTGCTGCTTCTTCTCGTTGTTGTTTGAGTTTCTCTTGATTTTTTAGATAGTCATCTAAGTGACTTTTTTCTTTTGCTACTGCTTCTTCTTGGTCTTTTTGGTTTGTATTTAAAAATTCATTTTCTTTTTTAAATCTATCAGAACGAGCTTGATTAGCCATATTTGGAGCAATGTAATCTCCAATATTTTCAATTGTTCTTGCAACATTAGATTGCATTTTTTGCAATTGTGTCATTCTATCCAAATTAGCCTTATCAGATAATTCTGGTACTGATAAATCTTTTCCTTCTTCGTCTTTACCTACTCCTTGTTTTCCAAGTCCAAAATCTAATCCTCTACCTGCTGCAAACATTATAGCTGCAGGTGCTGCAATGCCTATAACTGTTCTTATTAATCCAGATAATGCACCTCCAGCAGCTCCACCTGCAGCTCCGCCAACAACACTTTCTAAACCGTTGCTAGCGCCACCTAAACCACCTCCAATTAAACTTTCGCCTCCTGCTCCGACTCCTGATCCACCCATCATTTTACCAATTGTATTATTATAAGCAGCATCTCTTCCTTTTGAATTTTTCCAAAATCTATCATGTCCATGAGTGGGCTTTTCACCTGATGCTTTTACCAATTTCATAATATTCAATTTTGTCAAATTCATATCTCTTGCCATCATTGGTAAAGACATTGAATTTTTTGCAGTCATTTTCATATTAGCATTAATTTGCTGCAATATGGGAGAAGATGCAGATGAAAGGTTTTCGCTAATAGGTGAAGTTGATTTTCCTGTATCTCTATTTCTCGTTGCAGAATAACCTTTACCAAATACTTTAGTGCCAATAACAGAGCCTACTCCACTACCGCCAAATAATGCATTTCTGACATCTAGTTTTTCCAATGCTGCTTTGCCGAGAGCTGAAGAGGTACCACCAAAAATACCTTTTGTTTTATACTCTTGCTCTAATATTGATGCTAGTTTAGCCATTATTCTTACTTTCTTGTTTTCATTTTTTCTTTTTCTTCTTCAAGATATCTCATTAATAAACCAACATAAACTTCTCTTTCCCAAGGTATCATATTCTCAAGTTCTGTCAAACTATATTTGTGATGTTGCATTAATGCAAAATTAGTTTGAAAGAGATTCCCTAGGTTTTCATAACCAAAACTTAAACGAAAAAACTTTCTATTCCTTCAACTGTAATTTTTTCTTCATATCCACATTTGTTGCATTTAAAATCTAAATTTTTTGATATTTTTGGAATATTATCAAAAAATTCTTTTATTTTCTCTAAATCTTTTGATTGCATACCTTCAATAAATTCAATCAACTCTTCTTCAGTTGTATCTTTAGCATAATAAATTTGCTCACCATCATAAATGTAATCTATACAATCAGCTGTTAATTTTAAAATTACATCCGTTTCATTTTTACCTTCATATTTTTTTATAGTATTGAAATTTGGATATTTCATAACTATGCCAAGTTTGTCAGTAATTTCAATTTTTGTTTCTTGTTTTTTATCGGTCTTTGGTTTAATTTCTAATACATTTAAATCAAATTGTACAACATGACCACATTTATGTGTATCTTCATCTTTTTCATTTTTGATATCATTATTACATTTGTAATTTAAATTAATAATCTCACTTACCGACCTTGCACGAATATTTAAAAACAAATATTCAATATCAAATATAGGCAACTTATCAACATCAATATCTGAAATAATACAATTATTCAAAACCTGTTTTGTTGTATCAATTATAGTTTTAAACTCTTGACTTTCGTTAGCCATTAAAAACAATTTTTCTTCTTTGACCGTGAATGGTCTAAACTTAATTTCTTTGCCGTTTGATATTAAATTAATACTAAAAACAGGCACATCAATTTTCGGTAACATATTTTATCTCCATCAAATTAAAATATTCTATTCAAAACATTCCCTACACTATTGTTTACTTGTTGTCCAGCTTTATCAAATATTCTAGCACCCTTAGCACCAAAATAATCGGTTGCAGCTGCAACAAGGTCATAACTTCCTTCATAAATTACACTATATTTTTGATAAGCAAATGATACTGCTAATCTATGAAAATTATCTTCTGACCAACTTAATGATTGTGGTGCAATTGCAATTGGAAAAGCATCAATTAATTCAACAGCAAAAATTCTTTTAATGAAATCATCATACTGAATAATTTTTATATTAGTCAAATATCTACTTGTTGTTCCTTTTGGATATCTCAAATTATTTGTATCGGTAGGCATTATAGCTTCTAACCAACGCTCAAATAATTTTCTTTCATAAAATTCGTTTGTACAAAGAAAAGTTAAATTGATATCACCATATTGTGTTTGATATGGAATTTTAAAACCTGGTCCATAAACTTTAGCATCTTGTGTCAATAATGTTTTACCAGGCAATTCTGCAGCTTCACATTGAAGTGCAAGAAATCGGCTAATTGAAGCGTTTGATGTTTTTGATTGTTCGTTTTGCGGTCCATTTTTACCTAATGCTTGATTAGCAAGGTCAGCTGCATCAGCAAGTATTGTATTTGGTAAGTCTAATAATTTGTCAATTATTGATGTTGAAATAAAATTATTAATATATGTGGGTATAGGAAGAATAACTTCAAATCTAGCTGGTCTAGCTAAACCATCTTTTGCTTTGATATTAGATAAAAATAATTGTGGAGAAAAAGTCATTAAGTTTTATTCCTAGAGTCGTTGTATACTTTATTTGCAGATGCGCCTCTAAAGTCTTGAAATGGTAATAGTGCTGCAATATCCCATTCGTCTGCCGTTATTTCAAGAAATCTACTATCAACATGTTTAAAGAGGTATTTTTTAATGCAAGGTTTTGCCTTGAAGGCTGCACCCACAGATTGCAATTTTCTCCATGTTAACCGAAGTCTTGTTGTCTCATCATAATTTGAATTTGATGCATACTCACTTAATGCATCTAAAAGATTGATGCGTTGCTTTGGGCTTATGTAATGCAAATTCAACCCTAAAAAACCATCTTGGTATCGTTCTATTGGTATAACCAATGGGAACCTATCGTAATATGGCAACTCATCTTTCAATTTGGGGTCATAAAAATAGAAATACATACGACCAATCATTGTACTATTTTTAAGTCGTTCCTTGTCGCTTAGAAGTGTTTGGCGTGTAGGTTTCAAGTCTTGTATCTTAGACCTAAGCCAATCTCTTGCGGCAGTAGTTCTCGGTTGATATCCCGATTTACCTAATTGTTCTTTGATTCTCTCTATTAAATATGCCATTGTTTATTTATATCACTAATATTCATTCCATAATTACCTACAAAATAATGGATTTTCTTATAAGTATCGGTGTCCGCTTTCAATTAAATACCTAATTCCTTTTCCGTCATAATCATGAATTTCCAACCATGTTCTTGGCAAAAGATGTCAGCTGCTTTCCACTTCTCTTGATTGACCAGATAAGTCGCAGTTTCACGCAAATACTTCTTGGTTCTATTCTTCTGAACTGGTTGTTTGGTTTGGTTAAATGGTTTGACTTCAATAATGTAAGTCATTACAGACCCGTCTTTTTGTTTCATTTTGGTAATAAAATCTGGAAAATAACGATGCATTTTGTTGTCCAAAGGTGACTTGTATGGTATGTGTATTTCTTCAGATGCCCACCATATTACACTTGGATGTTCATCCAACCATTTCATAACCCTCACTTCCCATGTAGAACGATAGATGATGTTGTTGGCATCACCATTGTATTTCTTTGGATTCTTAGGTTTAAACCTTCCTTTGTATGTTTTGTTACCGAATGTCATATAAATATCTAGCAATCTTTCATAGGAATTTCAATGGCACTTTTTAATCTTTTAGGCGGTGGTATCAGTTTTGGTACAGAAGCTCGTTCTGGAATAAGCGCTTTATCTTCATCTAAGTATGATAAATCATTACTTAAATATCCAAGTGATTTGGGTTCGGTTGATAAAGGTCATTATATACTTATAAACATTAATGAACAGATTAATACTTCTTTTCCTGGTACAGAACAAATTGATCCTTTAACTGGACTAAAAGCACTTCCTTCAGTCTATTCAAATAGAACTGAATTGCAATCTAGATTTGGAGTTTCTGATGCTGTAGCTGCAGCTAAAACCGCTATAGACCTTATTCTTCCTGATATTATAAGAAAAAGGGAAGGTTTAAACACTTATTTAAATGAAAAATTAGATCCTGCTATTGGAATAAGAACAATTCGTAGAATAACAGATTCTATTGCTTTGTATATGCCAGACACTTTAAATTTCAATCATTCACAATCTTATTCTAGATTAGATGCTTCCAGTGCAGCTCTTTCTGGATTATCTTCAGTTATAGAGACTTATAAAAATGATGGAAATAAAATTAATGCTTCTAATCAATTCACTAATGCTGCTCCATTTTTATTTAATAAATTTCTTAAACAATT